GAAACTTGGCAAGCTGTCTTTGACGAATCAGTATCAAGTTAACTTCTCATCTTTGAATAAAACTATAAGTGATTATCTTCAAACATTGGGAATTGATAATGCTAAAAATTTCTTATCTAGAGATTTGGGTTTATTATGTTCTGATGCATCATTACCTGCTAGTGCATTTGCAACTGGTGAAGTAAAGGATAATTTTATGGGTATTCCTCAAGAGTTTGCTCATACTCGTTTATATACTGATATTGATTTTACTTTTTATGTTGATGAAGATTATACTTCATTGAATATCTTTGAGGGATGGATGGATTATATTTCTGATGGTGCAGACGTAGATCCAGAAACAAAGAATTTCTATAGAAGATTTAGATATCCAGATGATTATAAAGTCAATACAATGACAATCACTAAATTTGAAAAGAATCTTCAAAGAACTTTGATGTATGAATTTAAGAATGCTTTTCCTAAATCAATTACATCTTTACCTGTTACTTATGGTACAGCAGATCTTTTAAAAGTGACAGTTAACTTTAATTATGATAGATACGTTGTAACAAGAAGTGGTAGTACACAACCAGAATATAGTATATTACCACTTACAAATTCATAGTTAGAATTACCCCTATAAATAAATTTACTGAAGTGTGAAAACATTATGCCATTACCAAAGATTAATACTCCAACTTATGAGTTGACATTACCTTCTACAGGAAAAAAGATTAAGTATCGTCCATTTCTTGTTAGAGAAGAAAAAATTCTCATTATGGCGTTGGAGACTGAAGATACTGAACAGATAACAAATGCTGTTGTTGATATAATAAGTGGATGTATCCTTACAAAAGGAGTTGATGTTACTAAACTTGCTACTTTTGATATTGAATACTTATTCTTAAATGTTCGTTCAAAGTCAGTTGGTGAAAGTGTTGAGGTTAATGTAATTTGTCCTGATGATAATAAAACATCAGTGCAAGTTGAAATTGATATTGATTCTATTAAAATCCAAAAAACTAAAGGACATAAAAATATTATTAAACTTGATGATCAATACTCTATGAAACTTAAGTATCCATCACTTAATGAATTTATTGATACTAATTTTGAATCTAGTGAGGAAAGTGATGTAAATAAATCATTGAATATGATTACTAATTGTATTGAAATGATTTATGATAAAGAGGAGAGTTGGAATGCTTCTGATTCAACTAAGCAAGAGTTAGAAGAATTTATAGAACAATTAAATAGTAAACAATTTAAAACTATTGAAAAATTCTTTGAGACAATGCCTAAACTTTCTCATAAACTTAAGGTAACAAATCCAACCACTGAGGTGGAATCTGAAGTAGTGTTGGAGGGGTTGGCAAGTTTTTTCACCTAAGTATGGCTCATACCAATCTTGAGTCATACTATAAAGTAAACTTTGCCTTGATTCAACATCATAAATATTCTTTAACAGAGATTGAAAATATGATTCCTTGGGAGAGGGAAGTTTATGTAACGTTATTAAGACAGTACATAGAAGAAGAAAATTTAAAGCAAGAACAAAGTGGCACTAATTAATAGTTTAACAACTAAACCAAAATTAAATATAAGTAATATCAAATCTCCTTTTGGTAGTAGTGCCACTATACCAAAAATTTCTGCTGGAGCAGGATCATTATTCCAAAATCCAGGAGTAGCAGTTAAACCTAGAAAGAGTCTACTTAATATTGATACTTTCCAAATTAAGACAAATGTACAAAATATAGATAATAACATAGCTTTGGGAAGACGCATTGATATGCTTTCTGGAGCTGTATTCAATATAAATCAACAGTTATCAGAAGTTAATGCGATAATAGGAGATATTGGTAATGCTTTAGCAATGGATTTTGCCAATAGAATTGCTAATCAACAACAGGATAATAAAGCATTAAGGGCACAGGCAAGTGCAGAGAAAACAAGTCTTGCTGAAGGTGCATTAGAAAAGACAAAAAAAATTGGAAAGGGTATAGGATCTGGAATAACTGGTGTTGCTTCTTCGGTTGGAAAGACATTGGGGTTGGGTAATATATTAAGTGCTGCTAAACTTCTTGCTGCTGGTGTTGCAATTAATGCATTATGGCCTAGTTTAGAGAAGATATTTTCTTGGTCGATGAATAATCTTGATAAGATATTGTTAGTTGGTGGAGCAATTCTTGGTCTTAATGTTCTTTCTGGAATTGCAAGTTTGATTACACTAGGAGGGTTATTTTTAAATCCCATGTTCTGGGCTGGACTGGCAATTGTTGTAGGAGCAGCAGGTACATACGAACTATTTGCAGGTAAAAATAAACGTAGAAAAAAAATTAAAGAAAAGACTCAAGAAAGTATAGAAAAAGCTGGTATGAATGAGATTGATAAGAAGAAACTTCTTGCTCCTGGAGCATTAAAACCAATTAACTATTGGTGGGATCCATTTGGTTTGTTCGCTCCCAAAAGGTATGATTATATAAAACCAAAGAAAATGAATAGAGGTGGAATAGTTCCTGGTTCAGGTAATACTGATACTGTTCCTGCATTATTAACACCTGGTGAAGTTGTTATCCCTAAAGAATTAGCAGGAAGATTTACACAATCTAAGGTAAATTTCGTTGAGATGGATTTACCTACTATTAAGAAAGAACCAACTTTGAGTCAAGTAAACCCACCATTACCAGAAACAACTGAAGTTGAATATATTTCCTCAATTAATCCTTTCAATTCCTATATGACTATAACACCAGAATTGCATGGAATTTGTGCGTAAGATTATGTCAGCACTAAAAGAAGCAAAAAAACTTAAAATAACAGTAACCAGTCTTAGAAGTGTTCTTATAAAAAGAACTAAGAGATTGGCTAATTTAAAAAAGATAAATTCAAGAGATCAGAATAATTTATTTTCAATGCAGAGAAGAAGAAATAGAGAAAAGAGATTAGAATCTCCTTTAAAATCAATTGCTAAGAAAATAATATCACCAATAAAGAAAGTAGCACCTAAATTAAATATTGGAAAAGTTGTGGGTTTACTTTTTGGTGGAGTTGCAGTAAATGTGATTATGAAAAATCTTGATAAAATAACAGGAGCTGCTAATAATTTAAAAGAAAAAGCAGATTCGTGGTTTGGTGGTAATAAAGGTAAGTTAGATAAGATAGAAAAAGATTTAGATAATATTGATACTAATAAATTACAAAACATGTCCAATAAATTCTTTAATGATACAAAATTAATAGATGAAGAATATACAAAATTTCAAACTGAACAATCAAAAAATAAAAAAGGTAATTCAGGAGAGAATAAAAAGCAGGTAGAGAAAGCATTTAAAATGGGTGTTTTAACTCCTGGTGGAATTAGTAATAAGAAAAACGAAAATGCAGGAGAATTTAAGTATGATATGATTGTTCCAGAAAATGAAGATGTTAGTAGTGGATTAATGGATAGTAAGTTGTTTGCACAACGTGATACTACTATTCTTTTGTTGAATCAACCAATAGAGGTATAAGATAAATGGCAGGAAGTGCAGCAAGAGCATCAATATATGAAAAGATGTTCATTCAAAAAGAAACTGGTAGGGGTGCAGATATAAAGGGAAAAACTACAAGTTTTGATTATTATGAAAGTGTATATTCTCCTGAAGTATCTGGTACTTTGACATTTTTTGATGCTGGTTCATCTATTTCTGCACCAAAAGAACAAGATAAACAGCAAAGAAAAGGAAGTATTAAATCTTCATTACCTCTTACTGGGTATGAAAAATTAATTGTAAAAATAGCATCTAAATCTGGTACTTTAGATTTGACAAAAAATCCACTTATAGTAAATGGTGTACCAACTGTTGCACAAGAAGCAAATCGACAAACTGTTTTTCTTCCACTTAAATCTGGTTCTACATATGAAAATTTAGATATTAAAAATGATTGTAAGAAGTACGAAGGTCCTACAATTAGTGCTACTGTTAAAGCAATTTTAAAAGATTTAAATATATCAGAATCGAGAGCAGATATAGAGGATACTCAGAATAATTATAAATTTATTTCTGCTGCAACTGGTGGATTAGATTTAATAAATGATTTATGTAGAAGATCTATTCCTAAGAATGGTGGAGATCCTGGATTTTTCTTTTATGAAACACAGGATGGTGTTAACTTTAAATCTATTGATACTTTAATATCTCAAGATGAAGTTGAAACTTATACTTATAATGGTGCTTTAAAAGCAAATATTGATAATGATGAAAATGACTTTAGAATTATATTACCACCAAATGTTATTAAGGATCAAGATATTGAAGATGCATTAAAGTGGACTAATTCTCGTAATGTATTTTTTAATCCACATACTCTTGAAGTAGAAGATAGTATATATTCTATTAAAACAAATCCACCTAAACAAACTTTAGGTAAAAGAGTTCCTTACACTAATAAAATAAAACCTAAATCATATAGTACAACTAACTATCATGTTTTAGATATTGGTAGTTTAAATCCTACTGATATTAATCCAAATAATGATCCAAGAGCATGGCAAGCAAAATCTCCTATGAGATATAATCTTCTTCATTCTCAGTTAATGGAGATACAAGTCCCATGTAATTTAAAATTAAGAGCAGGGAATGTAATTAGATGTGAAATTGAAAGGCAAGGTGATTTAAATGAATTAGGTGCATTAGATGAACAGCAAAGTGGTAAATACTTGATATTACATTTGTGTCATCACTTTGATACTACTAGATCATATACTTCTATGACTCTTGCTCGTGATACTTACGGACTATACGTTAATAACAAATAGATATGGCATTAAAGAAGACATTTTTTGGTAAAGATATATCTTTTTGGATTGGAAAGATAGTAAATTTTGATGCTCAGAAGGCTCAACTTTCTGGTGCAGGTGGAGAAGAATATTGGGGATGGAGATATAAGGTTCGTATTATAGGAGAATATTCTGAGAATGATGATGTTCCAGATATAGATGTTCATACTGCAGTTGCACTAATTCCAACAACTGGTGGAACAGGTGCTGCAGGTAGATTTGCAACTATAAGATTATCTCCTGGTGATATGGTTCTTGGTGCTTTTTTAGCACCTAATAAAGGGTTTCCAGTTATTTTATCTGCTTTTGGTAGAAATCAAAAGATAAGTGAAATTGAGGGTAAATTTGCCATAGAGAGTGGATTTGATGCAACTATAGATCCAACTGGTATAACAGGTACACAAGAATTTAGTGGTAATGGTCAAGTAGATACTCCTACATTGGGAGGTCCATCTAAAGGACCTGGCAATGATGAAAGAAAATCTCCAGATGATAGTTTAGAACAACAAGGTATAAGTACTGAGAAGGAACCAGTTGATGGTGCAATACCAGAACCAAAAACACCATTGACAAAAGTAGGTGAAGAATTTGTTAATAGTGATACTCCTTCAAGAACTATAAATGATATACGAAGATTGTCTGCTGAGAAGAGAAGGAAAGCAGAAGAAAAGGATTATTATACTGATAAGAATGGTATTACAAGAGTAAGACCAGATTCTCCTATAATGGAAGAATTAAAGGCAGAACGTAATATTAATAAATCAAGATTTGTCTATAGTAAAGTTGATAGAGATTTAAATATAAGTAATTCAAAGGAGGTTGCATTAGGAACTTCTGATGGTGCTGATGAATCTGAAGTAAAAGAAGTTCAATATAAGATTGGAAGAGAATGTCAAAGATATGATAACCAAGAATATAATGCAGATAAAGGTAAATGGGAAGATCCCTTTGATGAAGCTGCATGGGAAGATGCAATGAATGCAACTCAAGAAGAACTTGATGAAGCATTTACTATGTATTAATACCTCTAATAAATAAAGTACGGATAGAAATAACATGGCTACTGCAAAGGGATTTAATAGTTATTCAGAGGAATTCCTCGAAGAAGAAAGGATATGGAGATCATATACAGATAGAAGATTAGTATCACCAGCAACTGTTCTGCAAGGAGCTGTTTATCGTGTTTATGATGATAATGGTAAGTTTATGGGAATTGAACAAGGCGTACCATTAAAGGGTACTAAAGCAGAAATTTTAATTGCTCAACAAAAAGCAAAAGAGAAAGCTGCTGAATTAAGTTCAACTTCAACATTTAGAAGAGATCTAGTAAACGATAACATCATTTATGAGGATGTGAATGGTTCAACAGAAACAGTGATCATAAGTACAACTTCTTTTGATGCTAATGGTGATGGAAGTGGTATTGCTGCTCCACCAGACAAATTATCGGAGTTTCAAATTAAAGCATATACTAATCTTATAGAGATTAATCCTAAGGGGTGGGAATCTCAGATTGAAAATCTGAACACTAATTATCCTGATCTTTTTACAGATGTAAAACCATATACTGATATAGACATAAATGATTTTGATAGTGAAAAGTTAGATTTATATTTTAATAATAAAAACTTTTTTGAACAGGCAATTGGAGAATCTGAGGCAGAGACAGATGCAAAGATAAAATGGT